GATCGCCTGATGTATGAGGGCAAAGCTCCTAACCTTTCCGTCACCAAGAGTGCACGGATGCCAGCCTTCTTTGAGCATAACAATGTCAACCTCCCCCAATATGCATGAGGTCTCTACCTTAGAAGTCTTTGGTATGCAAGCTCACTCTATTATTGAGGAGCTAAATGAGATCTTTCCACCCGTAAACCCCACTCCTTCTGACAGTATTCATACCATCATGTATCATGCTGGTCAACGGTCAGTAGTGGAGTGGCTATTCAATCGCATGAATGAGTAATGGGACGCAAATTTAATCGCTGGCTACGAGCCCAAGCAAACGCAGGTGTCTTTGTAGGAGACATCAACCAAGCAACCGCTGCTTATCAAGGTACAGCACCTCTACCTTCACCACCTCCAGCACAACCTGCTGCACCACCTCCTGCCCCTCCTAGGATTAATGAAGGCAAGCCTGCACGTGACACTAACCCACGAAGAGTTAGTCAGACTGGTCTTGATGACGGTGGTAATCTAAAGATCAAAAAGAAATCTAGGCGCCGCCGCCAGCAACAAGCTAAAGGTACAGGTCAGCTTAGGATTAATCCCACCAGTGTACCTAACGTCAATACTGCTGGGCAAGCTGCATCAAGTGGTGGAGTTAATGTCTAATGGGTATTGCAAGGGAAAGATATGAAGCATTGCGTGGTGTCAGGTCACAGTTCCTAGACGTTGCACGTGCTGCCTCACACCTTACTCTGCCTTACCTAATCAAATACGATAGTGATTACACTGAGACACACAAACGTCTCATCACACCGTGGCAATCAGTTGGTGCCAAGTGCGTCACAGCCTTGGCTGCTAAACTAATGCTTGCTATTCTACCTCCTCAGACCACGTTCTTTAAACTACAGGTACGTGATGACAAGCTGGGTGAAGAGATGGATCCGACTATTCGTAGTGAACTTGACCTCTCCTTCTCTAAGATTGAGAGGATGATCATGGACTACATCAATGGTCAGAACGATCGTGTTGTTATCCATGCAGCACTGAAGCATTTGATTGTCGGTGGTAATGCCTTACTCTTTATGGGTAAGGAAGGGATGAAAAACTATCCCTTGAATCGATTTGTAGTAAACAGAGATGGTGATGGTAACGTACTTGAACTCGTTACTAAAGAACTGATCGCACGCCGAGTGCTGGCGCCCGATCTACCTGATGGTTTCTTTAAAGATAAATTAAACCCTGTGTCTAATGATACAGCAGGTGTAATAAACAGCACGAATGATGAGGGCGTTGAAGTGTACACTTACGTACGCATGAACAAGCAACGCACGCAGTGGGTCTGGCATCAGGAGGTCTTTGATTACATCCTGCCTGGTTCCCGATCGACTGCACCTAAGGATGCTAGTCCATGGATTCCCCTCAGATATAACGTGGTAGATGGTGAAGACTACGGACGGGGTAGGGTAGAAGAGTTTCTTGGTGACCTTCAGTCACTTGAGTCTCTTACCCAAGCCATCACTGAAGGCAGCGCAGCTGCAGCTAAGGTGGTGTTCCTTGTCTCCCCTTCCTCCACGACTAAACCACAGACCATTGCTAACGCAGGCAATGGCGCTATTGTTCAGGGCAGACCTGATGATGTGGCAGTCATCCAAGTGGGTAAGACTGCTGACTTTAAAACTGCCTATGAAATGATAGGGCAGCTGACTCAACGACTACAGGATGCATTCATGATCCTGAATGTCAGGCAGTCAGAACGTACCACTGCTGAAGAGGTACGCATGACACAGATGGAACTCGAGCAGGCATTGGGAGGTCTCTTCTCACTGCTCACTACTGAGTTCCTGGTTCCGTATCTTAAGCGCACAATGCTGGTGCTCCAGCGTAGTGGTCAGCTTCCTAAGATACCTAAAGATATGGTGCGACCCCAAGTGGTTGCCGGTATTAATGCTATTGGCCGTGGCCAAGACTTCCAATCGTTGTCTCTCTTCCTGCAGACTATTGCTCAGACCATGGGTCCCGAAGCAATCCAGCAGTACATTGATGGCAATGAATATATTATGAGACTTGCTGCGGCTCAGGGTATTGATGTGTTGAACCTGATTAAGACTAAGCAACAGCTGGATCAAGAGAAGCAACAGAACCTGCAACAGCAGGAGCAACTCGAGATGACTAAGCAAGCTGGTCAATTAGCAGGTGCACCCATGAATGACCCAAGCAAAAACCCCGCCCTTAATGCCCAATTAGAAAATGAATCAGCCAATGAAGCGGCAGCCCAAGAAGAAAGTGGCGCCCCGAGTTAATCCCAAAGGTCCTGTAGTACAGGAAGAACAGACCCAACAGATGAAAGAAGTTGGAGTCATGAAGATGCAAAGTCATAGTCCTTCACGCATTGGTCGTGACCCTGACTTTGTTGAAAGCGTAGGTCTTGGTAACCTGCGTGTGATCTCTGCTAATGGATTGAAAAAATGAGTACCTCCACTGAGATCTATTATGATCCCGCCCAAGGTGGCGCTGAGATCCCTGAGTTCTCTGCTGATGAACTCGACTCCCTGCAAGTAGGGGAAGCATTAGAACAGAACGAGCAACAGATGCTTGCTGGTAAGTATGCTAATGCAGAAGAACTAGAGCAAGCATACCTCAACCTCCAACAGAAGCTGGGACAGCAGTCCTCTGATAATGAAGGAGAGTATGAAGAGTACGAGGAAGAGCCTGATGGTGAACCATCGTACGAGTATGATGATGACGTGTTCGGTATCCTCCGAGAGGAGATCGATGAGTACGGTGCTCTAACTGAAGAGACTATCAATAGTCTGTCTGAGTACCTGGACGCTGACGAGCTAGTGAAGCTTGGCATGGACATGGCAGAGCCAGACTATGGTGACCTTGAACCTCAAGAGATCACTAACATTCAGAACTTTGCCGGTGGGGAAGAGAGTTACTCTAACCTCATCGGCTGGGCTAGTGAGAATCTAGACCAACAATACATTGAAGCCTTTGATTCTGTTGTTGATACAGCTAATGCTCCTGCTATCCAACTAATGGTAGCTGGACTGATGGCTACCTACGCTGAGAACAATGGCTACGAGGGACGGATGCTCACAGGACGCGCTGCACAGGACGTTGGCAGTGTGACACCTTTCCGCTCCCAAGCTGAGGTGGTTCAGGCTATGTCTGATCCTCGGTATGACAATGACCCTGCCTACCGTGCAGACATTATGCAACGTCTTGAAATCTCTAACACTTTTATTGAATAATGAAATTTATTGCTCTCCTCCCTGCTGCAGTCCTGATGGCTGCTCCTGCAATCGCTGGTCCCTATGTCAACGTGGAGGCTAACTCTAAGTTTGATGGCGGTGACTACTCCTCTGTGCTGATTGAAAAGCACGCTGGTTACACTGGCAAACTGGGTGAGAAGACTTCTTGGTATGTCCAAGGTGGTCCTGCTACCCAACTCAATGATGCTTCCGGTACCGAGTCCAAGGTGTCCGGTAAGGTTGGTGCCAAGGTTGCACTGACTGAGAAGCTCGGCGCTTATGGTGAGTTCAAGGTTGTCTCCGAGGATTCTTGGGACATCAGTGAGTCTGACGTAGGTATCAAAACTGGATTCAAATACACTTTCTGATCTATCATGATGAAAAAGCAAGGTTACAACGCACGCCTCGATGATTCCCTGGGTGCACGCAATGGTAAGAAGTCCCAGTCCATGAAGGCTCGCCGTCATGAGTCTGAGGGTATGGAAAAGAAACTTGGCAAAGCTAAGTTCGCTGGTAACAAGTCCTCCTCCCAACGTCGTACTGCACGAGGTCGCTGATGAGTACTCTTGACCTTACTGTGAAGAAAGAGTCTAGCTCTGCTGCCTTCCGTGCAGCTGCAGCTAAGGCTAAGATTCCCATCCCTGCTGACAAGGATCGTTCTCCTAACCAAGTTCAGAAATGAAAAAGAAACCTGCCAATAAGACACGCCTTGACTCTAGTTGTTGGAAAGGTTATAAGAAGCAGGGTACCAAAGTCAAGGGTGGTACTCGCGTTAACAATTGTGTTAAAAAATAATGCCTTTCAAATCTGAAAAGCAGCGCCGCTACCTCTGGGCTAATGAACCGGAGGTGGCTCAGCGTTGGTCGGATAAGTATGGCTCTAATCCACAGCCTAATAAACAAAAATTAAAAACTCGTAAACCACCTAAGAAAACAAAATGATTAAATCTATCCTCGCAGCATCTGCTGTCCTGTTTGCTGCAACCCCTGTAGTTGCTGCTGACTTTAGTGTCTCCCGGGGTGAGGCATTTGCTATCCGTAGCTGCCCCATCGAAGGTGACATGTCCCGTGGTGTTTGCTACAACCAAGAGACTGAGTGGGAAGTGCTTGGACTGCGTGTCCCCTTCTCTGGTAGCCGTGAGCGTGTGTTCGAGATCGACTGTGATCGTCGTGTGGTTCGCTCTATTGGTAAGGAGTTCTGCCCTGTGCGTGATCAACTCCCACCTGCTCCCTTCCTTCAGTAAACCTTAAACTTAAAACAAATGACCACCACTACCGAAGACGGCGGACGGCAGAACCTGTTCGCTAAGGAACCCAAGATGTATATCGATGAAGGGCATCTGCCTCACAACGAAAGGGCAGAACGTCTCAATGGCCGCCTGGCAATGCTAGGAGTTATGGCGGCTATCGGCTCGTACGTATGTACTGGTCAACTGATTCCTGGCATCTACTGATATACATTAACTAATGACCGCAACTATTGCACTTCCTAAGCGGTCATCACTGTGGGACAATTATCTCAACTGGGTGACTAGCACAGACAACCGTCTTTATGTCGGACACTTTGGTGTCCTTATGATTCCCTGCTTAATCGCAGCAACAACCGCATTTATTATCGCCTTCATTGGCGCCCCACCTGTAGACATTGATGGAATTAGAGAACCCGTCTCCGGCAGTCTCATGTACGGAAACAACATCATCTCCGGGGCAGTCGTCCCCAGCTCCAATGCAATCGGACTACACTTCTATCCCATCTGGGAAGCAGCGACACTTGACGAATGGCTCTACAACGGTGGACCCTTTCAGCTGGTTGTCTTCCACTTCCTCATCGGTATCTACGCTTACATGGGACGAGAATGGGAACTTAGTTACCGACTAGGTATGCGACCCTGGATCTTTGTGGCTTACTCTGCACCTGTTGCAGCAGCTACTGCAGTGTTCCTGGTCTACCCCTTCGGTCAAGGTTCTTTCTCTGACGCAATGCCACTAGGTATTAGTGGTACGTTCAACTACATGCTAGTGTTCCAAGCAGAGCACAACATCCTGATGCACCCCTTCCACATGCTGGGAGTCGCTGGTGTGTTTGGTGGTTCACTGTTCTCTGCTATGCACGGTTCACTGGTCACCTCCTCGTTGGTACGAGAGACCACAGAAAATGAATCACAGAATTATGGTTACAAGTTTGGTCAAGAGGAAGAGACTTATAACATCGTTGCAGCTCATGGCTACTTCGGTCGTCTCATCTTCCAATACGCTAGCTTTAATAATTCTCGTAGCCTTCACTTCTTCCTGGCTGCTTGGCCAGTTGTGGGTATTTGGTTTACTTCTCTTGGCGTATCAACTATGGCGTTTAACCTTAACGGGTTCAACTTCAACCAATCCATCCAAGACAGCCAAGGTCGTATCATCAACACCTGGGCAGACATCCTGAACCGTCAAGGTTTGGGTATGGAAGTGATGCATGAACGTAATGCTCACAACTTCCCACTCGATCTAGCAGCAGCTGAGTCCACTCCGGTTGCTCTTACTGCTCCCGCTATCGCTTAAATAATATGAGTTACTTGAAACAAGTTGCGCTCGTAAATGTAGAAGGACTCTTTAGTCCTGCTCCTGCAGCCAGCTATGCTAAGAAAGTAGAAATTGTACAGTTCCTGAATCTTGATGGGACTGTATGGAATCCTTCTT